GACGATTGCGAGGTCGTGGCCATCGGTTCGTTCGGGGTCGGGCAGATCAACCTCGACCCGTGGGTGGTGTCGGCCTACGCGGATGCGTGGGTGGCGCCCATCCGCGAGGCCACGTTTGCCCAGGAGTTCGAGGCTCCTCGGGACGCGGTCGACACGTTCGTGCGCGCGTCGGCGAGGTTCGAGGTGTTGGTCACGGAAGACTTGTCAGCCGAGACGCTGGCCGAGGATTCGTACAAGACGTATCCAATCGTCGAGGACCCTCCCGAGGCTGGCTCGTCTGACCAGTTCTGGCGCGAGGTCGACGTGCTCGATACCGTGACGGGGCTGTCGGCCAAGACGTCCATCATCGACATACCGATGCGTTCGAGCACCGTCGGCTGGCTGTGCCACGATGCCGCCGAGGTGTGGGGCAGGCGGGTGTGGTTGCACAAGCGTCGCGGTCGGCAAGGCGCCTTCTGGCTGCCGTCCTGGAACACCGATGTGGTGGTGACGGTAGACATCGGGGCCGGCGACCAGCATCTCCACATCGCCGAGGTCAGCTTCGACGAGCTGTATTCGATGCCGTGCGACCTCGTGATCGAGACGACGGGCGGAGCGTTCGTACCGCTGCGGGTGATGAGCGCGGCCGACGGCGACCCAGGGGAAGAAATCCTGACTCTCGAAAGCGTGTTCTCCGGGGGCCTGGATGCTGCCGACATTGCGCGAGTTGGCAAGCTGACGCTCTCGCGGCTCAACAGCGACCGAATCGAGATCCAGCATCGTCCCGGCGGCGGTGCCATCATCGCGGCCCCAACAATCGAGGTCCCGGCGCCATGAGCTACGCGGGCATGGACCAGTCCGAGCAGGCGGCGATCCCCGTCCTGCTGTTCATGTTCGTCCAGGGCGCGAGCGAATGGGATCTCACGTCGGCGCCCGTCGACATCACCGGACGTGTGTCCAAGACGTGGACCGCAGGCGTGGTTGTGCCGGAGGAGTTCGGCCAGTCGGGCGAGATGGCCAAGGACGCTTTGCGGTTGCAACTACCGCTCGCGCATTCTCTATCGCAGGTGTTTCTGCTCGACCCGCCCGACGTGGTCACTACGCTGACCGTGTACCGCACCCACTACGACGACGCCGAGTCAGTCGTCTACTGGAAGGGGCTCGTTGTCGATACCCAGATCAACGGCGACGTGATGACCTTTGAGTGCGAGTCGATATTCTCTCGTCTCCGTCGGATGGGAGCTGCCCCGACGTTCACCAAGACGTGCCGTCATGTGCTGTTTGGCATCGGTTGCCGCCTTCAGGCCGCGAGCTTCGCCGAGACGGTTACCGTCACGGGCGTTGCTGGCAACGGGGCAATCCTGACCGTCACCGAAGCGGCAGGGCACGCCGACATGGTGGGCGGCACCTTCGCAGCTCCCGACGGGACCATCCGCATGGTCATCGCCCATTCCGGAACCACGGTGACGCTCATGCGGCGGATTCGGTCGCTCGTGGCAGATCTCGCCGGCAGCCCTGGCGGGTTCGCGGCTACCTACTATCCAGGGTGTAACAAGTCGTTCGAGACGTGCCGAGACACATACTCCAACGAGGCGAACTTCGGGGGGTTCCCGCTGATGCCAGACCTCAACCCCATGGGCGGAAACAACGTGTTCTGATGGTTGCTTGGATCTCACTCGGTATCAGCGTCGCTGGCCTCGCGCTTTCGCTCTACTACATGAGCAAGATGCCCGGCGCTCCCAGGCCGGAAGGATTCCAAGCACCGAAGATCGGGGAGGGCGTTCCCATCCCGGTGCTGTTTGGGACCAAGGACATTGCCCCGCAGATCCTTTGGTATGGAAACCTGGCGATGGGCTGGAACCGGAAGACCTACTATGCATCTCTTCACTTCGGACTGTGCCACGGGAAGCTCGACGCGATCACGGCCGTGATCTGCGATGACAAAGTGTGCTGGCGCGGATGGGCGTCCAGCGATTTGCAACTCATCTTGGCCAAGACTCCTGGGGCTACGTTCACGCTCAAGGCCAACGGGGGCCCCCACGACCTAGCCGAGCTAGACAACGATGGGTTCGACGGCCCGATGTACGTGCGGATGGGTGGCGTCAACCCGAACAACGGGGCAGAGGCTAGCCCGACGACTTGGCCAGCCAACATGCTGGCCAAGATCATGGGCCAAGCCAAGGTGCCGCACGGCTACGGCGTCGCTCAGGTCTGGACGGGTGGCTACGGTCATAACGCCGTCGGGAAATCTTCGTACATGCGTCCGGTGGTGTTTCGCTGCCAGCGCATCCACTACTACCAGGGAGGCACCACGCAGTGGTACGACGCCAAGGCGGCGATATCGATTGGCATCGATTGCGAGGACGAATGGAAGTACAAGGTCCAGGCTTCGGCGGACGCGACCGACTACAGCGGCGCGGCCTACGATGACAGCGCGTGGTCGATAGGACGCGGTGGATTCAGCAACGCCCCCGTGGGGGCACAGGGCACCAAGACGACGCTGGTAGGTACGTGCATCTCTGGCGTTGATGGGCTGTCGGGAGATCACCGGGTAGAGCGCGGGATGAAGATTTGGCTGCGCCAGACGTTCGCGGCGATGCCCAAGAGCAAGTATGGGATTTGGCTCTACCATGACGACAGCGCGCGGGTGTGGTGGAACGGTACCGAGCTGACCGTTGCGCCAGTGATCGATATTGAGAACTACGGCGGGGAAGCGGCGGGCGTCGAGTTCCACCGCTTCAACTCTCGGGCCGAGGTCCCCGAAGCCTTGGTTGACGACGCGGGCCCGAACGTGATCGCGGTGCGGGTGCGCGACAGCTACAACACGGACGGCGACTTGGTAGTGGGGGCATCTACCGAGTTCATTTTCGCAGGCTGCCGAGTGGGGGCAGATATGGCCAACCCGGTCAAGTCGTCGGACCTCAACCCGATCCACGCCATCCGCGAGGTGCTGACCGACGAGATATGGGGAATGGCCCATCCGTCCGCCGACATCGACGCCACTTCGTTCGAGGCAGCGGCCGATACGTGCTACACCGAGCGCCTCGGCATCTCGCTCCTGTGGGATCGCCAGTCGTCGGCCGAGGACTTCATCCAAGAGATTCTGCGGCACATCTCGGGCGTGCTGTACATCGACCGCGCGACGGGGACCTACGTCATTAAGCTGATTCGCGAGGACTACGTAGTAGGGAACCTGCTCACGCTCGACGACACCAACACGGCCAAGCTACAGGACGTCTCGCAGCGGTCCACCGCCGAGTTGATCAACAGCGTGACCGTCACCTACTCGGCCACACCGCGTGGCCTCGACGGCGCCGTGACGTTGCACGAGTATGGACTTCAGGCGGTACAGGGCGGCGTTACGTCCCAGAAGATCGACTACCCAGGATTCTCCAACTACTTCTCCGCCGGCAAGGCGGCACTGCGCGACCTGCGCGTGCTGTCGTCTCCGCTGCGGTCATGCACCATTCTGGCCGGGCGCGTGGCCTCGTCGCTCAACATCGGCGACGCCTTCGTGCTCGACAAGCCAGCCCAGGGCTTCGATGAGCAGGTGATGCGCGTCTCGAAGATCAGCCTCGGGAACGGGCGCAGCAACCAAGTCAAGATCGAGGCCGTGGAGGATGTTTTCTACATGCCGACAAAGCCGGTCGTGGTGCCGGCTCCTGTCTACTACCCGCCGGAAATTCTGGCCCCGCTGCCGAGCGACGTAAAGGCCACGAAGTTCTACCTGAGTGATTTGCCTGACCCGCGCGACCACGGTTCCGTGTTCTGCTGCTTCCTTGGGGCGCACGTGGCGGGCGGGAACGTGCCGATGTTCGAGCTTGACTGGGACGAGGTCGAGCCGGGCGTGATGCAGGCGAAGGCGGTAGGCCCGTTGACGGATGCATTCTTCGACGACGTGGCGTCAGACTACCTCAACCCGAGCGGCGTGTCGTCCATGATTGGCAAGACGGTGTTTGCTTTCTACCAGGGCGACACCTCGATCAACGGGCTTGAGGAGCGTTGGCAAGGGATCTACATCGTAGACGACGTGGGGGCGCACTTCGTGGACTATGGGTTGCCGTCGCAGCAGTTGATCCAAACCTACGCCCGCATGCACCGCCACCCCGACTATGCTGCTGGCTCCGACTACGAGGTCTGCGACACGTTCCAGGTACAGCAGGGGACGCTCTACGGGACTGAGTTCTTCACGCTGGATAACGACGGCGTGGCGCTTGGGACAACGGCCCTCACGTGGACCCAGACGGCCGATCCGTTCCCGTGGGTCGAGGAGCATCGGTTGCTCACGGCGGGCGAAGTGGCCAACGAAGGTCTGCGGACCACCGAAGTCAACATGGTCGCATCGGGAGACGAGGGCTACGAGTTCGCGACCTTCGTCACCATGGAGGGGATGCCGAACATCGCCGACATCCCAGCCGGGACGTGGGCCGTCCACATGAATGGGGTATGGTTGGAGAGCGACGACCCAGGCGAAACGACCACGCTTGAGTTCGCCGTCTACAAGGGCGAGGGAGTCGGGCGCGTGCTGCTGTTCTCGATGATGTCGGCGGCGATCCACACCGAGACGGTCTTGACCCCGCTGGACATCGAAGCTCCGGCCCCTGGCTTCCATCTCGAGCGCACGGACGTGCTTTCCGTCTCGCTCGTGATCCACACCACCGCCGCGTCGGTAGACCTCGACATCGCCTATGGTGGCGCGAATCCGCAATCGTACATCCTGGCTCCGGTCACGCCGCGCGACTGGGAGATCCAGCGTGCTTCGTTCCACGCGGCGCGGTTCGCTGGCGGCGTGGTCGTGGCCCCGGGGCGGGCATGGGCTTCTCGAGTGGCCCTGACGGATGACCTCGTGGGCATCGAGTCGGCGGGGTGGGAGGACGGCGACTGCATCGACCTGATCCTCACGGGCGCGAGCTCCGGCACGCCTTACGACATCGTTCACGGCGCGACGGTAGGCGTCGGGGCGTTGCCGCTGGCGCTCGACAGCGTCTCTCACCTGGGGACCGAATACCTAGATATCGAGCTGGTTACGAGCCCCGTCTGCGTGCGGTTCCAGCTCGACTTAGATAACAGCGTTTGGAGACTTGTAGGAGGACCAACGGGATGAAGCGGATCATCGTCTCGACACTTGCGGCGCTGGCTGTGTGGACCACGGCGCTCTGGCCTGGCATCGCCACGGCGGCATGTACGAAGCTGCGCGGGTATGCCCAGCT